CCTGCGCGGTGCTAGCTTCCTGAGACGGCGCAGCCTCGCTGGCGTTGCCACCCTGTGGCCCACCCTGCTGCCCACCGCCCGCGTCGCTGGCGTGAGCCTGAACTTGGCCGCGGGCTAGATACCCTCTAGCGCCCGCCCAGTAAGCTGCTGCTCCCCGGTTCGGATCACCGATGCCGCCGGCGCGGACCCGCTTGTTCATGATCGCCACAGCAGCCTGAGCGTTCTGCTCCGGGTCCTGCATCTGAGCCATCGTGAACGGCGTCTTCTGCAGGCCGTAGGTCTGCGCGTCTTGGGGGGACAGCTGAAACAAGCCGTGGGACCCTGCCCCACCGAACTTGCCGACGTCACCAGCCGTCGTCGTCTTGAAGCTCGACTCCTTGCCAGCCATCTCCGTCATCAGGCTAGCCCACTCTTTAGCAGACCCAGTCTTGATGCCGTAGCGAGCCGCGTCAGGCGGGACGTACCCCTCAAGCCCGCTCCCCTTGATCATGTTCTCGAGGCGGGACTGCAGTGCACCCTTGTTGACCATCCCGCCGGGGCCAGCCGTCAGCGGAGCCGATGAGCCACCGCCAGCAGAGGCGGCCTGACCACCTTGAGTATCCGGAGCTTTCCAGTCAGCCGGCGCTGCGCCCGGGGTGATCATCCCGCCCGTCGCGCTCACCAGGCCAGCTCTACCCCCACCACCAGCTAACCCGATCCCACCTGGCGTCGCAGCTCCGGCGGAGACCGTTCCGGTCCCGCCGCCGCCGAACATCGCGGGCATCGCGCCGCCGCCTGGCAGCGTGCCACCACCAGCACCCATCGCCCCAGCGCCGCCAGGAGTCCAGTTGGCCGGCGCAGCTTGCGCAGCTTCGAACGGTGACTGAGTCGGACCCTGCGGATTAGTGTTCGTGCCGTCAGCGTTACCAGCACCGCCGCTACCAGGACCACCGCTAGGTCCACCTCCGCCGCCGCCACCGCCGCCACCGCCGCCGCCGCCGCCGCCGCTGCCAGGTCCTCCGAGACCTCCACCTCCGCCCGTGCCACCAGAGAAGAGACCTTGGCCACCACCAGCCTTACCCTGCATCTGGTCCTGCACCCAAGCCATGATGTCGCGGATCTCACGCAGGTACCCAGTCGAGTCTCGCTCGTACGTCAGCTGCTCGTTCAAGATGATCGGCGTCTGCTCGCTAGCTTGCCTGGCGAATGGTTCCCTAACCCGACGGTCCTCGATGTTCGTCGACTGCCGCATCCGGCTCCACGCGGTGGGGTCGCCCTGAGCGCTCAGCTGGATCGGACCTCCGCCGGCGGTGCCGAGCCTCTGAGTCATCGCGGACAACTCAGACAAGTTCGTCTGCTGGAACCCGCCGCCGTGGCCCTCGGCGCCCGGGCCGCTCATGATGCCCTGAGCGCCCATGATGCCCTGAGGCTTGGCCTCACCCTGCTTGGCCTGGTAGTCCTTCAGCGCCTGCTCAGCCTCCTCCAGCTCCCGCGCCCGCTTCGCGTGGCCAGTGGCGACGACTCGGCTTGAGCCAGTCGCCGTCTTGTCGAACTCCTCCAGGGCCTTCTTCGCCGCGTCGACCCGCGCCTGGAGCTCAGCCGGCGCGGTCGCCGTCGCAGCGCCGCCGGCCGCCTGGGCGCCCTTCTGCTTCTCGAGCGCCTCCTCCATCCTTTTGATCGACTGCTCGCGCAGGCCCCGCTCCCGCGGCGAGATGTGGGTCGCCTCCTCCAGCGCCTTCTTGGCGTCGTCGACCTGCTTCTGCAGCTCCGCGGTCTTCTCGGCCTCCGTCAGCTTCGGCCCGAGGCCGATCGCCTGCATCATCTTGTTCCACGCGTCGGGGATGGCCGAGATCGAGGCGACCGTCTCGTTCATCAGCTTCATGAAGTTCCCGAGCGCCGGAACGACGAACCGCTCGAAGTTCTTGGAGAAGGCCTCAGTCGCGTTCTCCCACGTCTGGTCCCACTTGTGGGTCTGCTCGATCAGGACCTTGTAGTCATCCTTCAGCTTCTGAGCCTGCTCGCTGTTCAGCTTGTAGACAGCGATCGACTTCTTCGACGCCTCCTCGTACTGGGACAGGTACTTGAGGGGGATGCCGAGCTGCTGAGCCAGCTCCCACTGCGCCTGCTTGCCCCAGCTCGCCGTCTGCTTCAGCAGCTCGTTGATCGTCTCCGTCGAGCTGGCCCCCGCCATCTGCATCTCGCGGAGGGCGCCGGCGACCCGCATGCCTTCCTCACCGTGCTTCGACAGCGCGGTGTACAGCTGCGAGTACTCGCCGCGAGGCAGGTCGCGGACCAGGCGGGCGAAGTGCTCGAGCTGCTTGGACGACTCCGCCGTGCTGTCTCCCAGCATCCCAGCGTTGCGCTTGAACTGGGCGATCTCCGGCCCGGAAGCTCCGACCTCCTCCTTGAAGTTCTCAGCGGCGATCCTCGCCTCAGCGTAGCTGTGAGACAGGTCGAGGAGGGCCTTGGTCCCCGCGACGGCCAGGGCGGCGAAGCCAGCCCCCGACGTCGCGAGGCGGATGGCCATCGTCCCGGCCGCCTCGCCGACTCCGAGAAGGCCCTTCGCGATGCCGCCGAAGTCGCCAGACTTGCCGAGGTCAGCGAACGACTTCTCGAGGCCGCCGAACTTCTTCTGCAGCTCCTCGAGGCCCTTGCCGTGCTTCCCCAGCTCGCCGAACGCCTTGCTGAGGTGGGAGCTGACCGCCGTGCCGAACGACGTCAGGGCGGCGTTCAGGCCGCCCATGGACATGTTCATCCGGTCGAGCTCGCCGCGCATCCCGGCGAAGCCCTTCGCGTTGTCCTGCTGAGACTCCTTCATCTTCCGCTGAAGGTTGTCCCAGGACGACGCAATCTTGCCGAGGCCGTCGGAGACCTGGTCCTTCAGGGTAAGAGTGACGGTGTACGTCTCGTCAGCCACGGCTAGCCCACTCCGCCTCCTCGTCGATGATCTCAGCGAGCTTGGCCGTCCAGGCCATGTGCCGGATGACCTCGCTCAGGGGCTTCTGCAGGAAGACCTCGGGGTCCACCTTGTACCGCATGGCCAGCCTGTAGCAGTCAAGGATCGACTCAGCTACAGGTCTGGCATAAAAAAATTCGCCACCATCCAGGCGGCGTTGTTCCAGTCCTTGGGGTCCATCACGCGGATGGTCGACGGCGGCACGTTGGCCAGGTGGGCCAGCATCGCCGTCATGACCCGCGTGTCGAAGATCATCTTCGGCTTGGTCTCGTACAGCTCGATCAGGACCGGGTTGCCGATCCTCTCGATGTCCCCCGCGGTCGGCTCCCGGAAGGTGATCTCCTTCACCTTGTCACCGCCGCCGTTCGGGACTTCCTTCCGCAGCGGCAGCACGCCCTTCCACGGGCCGCTGCCGTTCGGCTTCGCCGCCTGATCGGCTCCTCCAGCGTCAGGCTTCTTATCTTCGTCAGCCATCGTCACTTACCTCCTATCAGATCGGGACCAGCGGGAACGTCTGGCCCGCCGCCCCCATGATCTCCTCGCAGAAGCTCCCCTCGAACCGAACCCGCGTCTGACCCTCCCTCGAGTTCATCTCCTGAGCTGACTTGCACCAGGCCTCGTGGAGGACGTAGACGTTGCCGTTGGCCAGCTCCGCCGTGACGGTGGAGTTGACGATCGCCTCCAGGTTCTCCATCGAGAGCTGCGGCAGGAGCGAGACGTCTCCCTCGATGTACGGCACCCTCGGGAGCTCCGAGTAGCCGTGCACCATGTCCTGGCCGGCGATGCCCGCCCGCTCGTAAGCGGACGGGGAGACAGTGAAGTTGCCGCGGAGCGGCAGCAGGGCGCTGTCCAGCTTGAGGAAAGCGATGCCTGCGATGCGGGGCGCCATGTCGTTACCTCTCTATCCACAGGGTTGGCTGCTGAGCTCAGGCGACCTGAGTGTCGACGCCGCGGTTGTACTGCAGCCGGAACTGAGCCAGGACCGCGAACACGCGGAGCTGGTTCACCAGGTCGGGCGGGTACAGCACGTTGAGGCGGTTGGGATCACTGGAGTCGCGCTCGACGATCAAGTTGTTCTTGAACGCCGTCACGTTCTCGACGAGGCCGTTGTACTCGTCGAAGCGGTACTGGGCGACCAGCTCCGCCTTGGCCATCTTGGGGGTCAGGATGGCCTGCCCGGGGCCGAACCTCGTGTCGTCGTCTGCCAGCTTGTGGCGAGGGTACTTGTTCGTGATGGCCTGCCGCTGGTTGCGGATCAGCTTGGCCAGAGTGGCCAAGGTCGTCACGAGCTCATACGCGTCGTCAGACTGCCCGTAGAG